GACCACTTCTTAATACCACCTTCATATGATACAGTAATAGGAACCTTACTCTTTTCCTTTACATAGCGTGACTTCTCAACATTAATAATGAAGTGATAACCAGCAATACCATCAGAATCCTTATCTTGTTGGCGACCAAGAATCCAAATTGTATCTGCAGAATAATAAATGCCAGTACCACCACCAACAATATCCTTTGGATACAATCCAATTTCTTTGTAAGTATGATTGACTGCAATCAAAGGAATATCTTTCAATGTAAGATGTGGTGTGATCATACGGAAGAGAGACTTCAATGCTTTTGCACGAGACATATCTGCAACAGACTTTCCTTCCATAGCATCATCAACTTCTTTCTTTGAAGCAAGATTACCAATAGAGTCGATAACAATACAGACCTTATCATCACGCTTGATTTCGCCAAGCTGCTTCATGATATCAACTTTAAGTTCTTCGACGTTTGTAATTGGTGTATGGATAACACGATCCATATCAATTTCAAATGCGGTAAAATAACCTTCAGGTGTACCAAACTCTGAATCATAAAAAAGAAGAACACTGTCTGGATACTTCTTCATATAAGCAGATGCCATAAGGAGCGAAAAGGCAGACTTAAAATGCTTCGAAGGACCAGCAAGAACAGTGAGACCTGGGGTCAAACCACCATCAATGCTACCAGACAGTGCAACGTTCACCATTGGAACGTGAGTCATTACCATATCCTTCTTACCGTATACTTTACTTTCAGTAAGAACAGATGCTTGGTCAATTGTTGAATTTTTAATAAGACGATTAATAAGCGACATATAGAACTCCTTTATCTTTCAAGAACGTCATTTAACTTTTTAATAAATTCATTAATCTTCTCTTCACGATTAGGCCAAACAATTGTTGGCTTATCAGGATTCTTTTTTAGATTGTTGAGAAGAGGCATAATCATACTATGCATTTCGCTGCACTTGCTTTTCCATTTTACAAGTTCATTTTCATTTACAGCGGATTCATTTTTAATTTTCGTCACGATTTCATGTGTCGAATCTTCAAATGTAAAACCAAAATCGTCGTTCATTGACTACTCCCAAAATTGATCTAGTGTATTTACTTTTTCTACTTGCCATCCAATAGCATCAAGAATAGTCTTAATAGGTTCTACGAATGATTTTGTGTATTGTAGATCATAGTCAATATACTTGTCAAGATTTAATTGCTTTGGCAATGAATTTTGACATGCAATAACATTTTCTCTAACTGGATTTGGCAACTTCATATAACAAAATTTAATTTTATCACCATCTTGAATAAGAGGATAACGTGATGCAAGGTTTTCTTTTTTCAAAAGATTATTATATGTCAGTGCAGCACGTACATGGATTGGTGTTCCTGACTTGTATATATCTCGCACATCGCTCCATTTAGAAAGATTTTTACAACCACGAGGGAATGCAACATCTTCAAATGAAAGTTTCTTGAATTCAGTACGTGAGTCTTCAATGAACTTAATCATATCATCCTCAGTCTTTGTCATGATAACTTCCATAGCTTTCTTAATGTAATTACGACATGCCATAGGAGTTGATGAACGAACAGCTTCAATTCCCATCATCTTTAGTTTTGGTTCATGATACTGAACGCCTTCATTGTTCCAAACATTCAGAATATATCTTTTCTTTGCAGTCCAGATACCTTTGCTGGCAATTGCTTCACGCTTCATCGCCATCTTCTGAGAGAAAGCATTTACATATTCAGCCAAATCTTGATAGCATTTATCAATGAATGATTGAATTTTTTCTTCACAAAACTGATCAAGAATTTTTACAATCTTTGTTTCATCGTTCTCATCAATCATCTTGTCAACTAACGGACCCATATTGACATAGAGAGAGTCGGTATCAGATGCGATGACATAATCAAAGTCTGTTGTCTTGAGCAATTTATTCATATACTCATTCATTCGTTTTTCAATCCACTTGATCGAAAGCTGACCAGACAATGTAATCGACTCTGCAAGCTTATCATCATACCAACGAAAATATTCATTTGACAATGCACCATAAGCTGAATTAAGCTGAATCTTTTTAGCCAACTGCATATTATGATTACGTGCAATCAACTTAATATTTTCTTCAGATGGATTTTCTTCTTGTGCTTTCTTTGCTTCAATCATGCGGTTCTTATAAACTACACGATCATTATACATTTTTTCCATAAGTTTTGGAAGGAAGCCTTGATAATCTCTATCAAACATACAACCAGACGCACTGATAGTAACATTGTTATCTACCATCTTCTTATGAATGATATCATCACGAAGATAACCATTTAGAATTTTTTCTAAACCACTCTCTGCATTGATACTATCAATCTTACCAGCATATGTTTCTGGTGAGACATTGTATTGCATAATCAAATGTGGATAGAGAGAATTCAAGTCAAACGACACAACCCACTTATGCATACCAAGCTGCGGGTCTTTAACATATGCACCAATGATCTGTTCTGTCTTTGATGTTTTCTTATTTTGTGGAATAACAATTCTCTGATTGATAAGATAGTTATGAATGATAACATCCCACATGCGAACGGAAGTGAATGCATCTGCAAAGTTAACTTTACCATCATATGCGATAGCATAAACTTGTTCAATCAGTTTCAATTTATCATCAAGGCGATCAACAAGATCAACGTCTTTGATATTATACTCAATGAACTTCTGATGATCTTTCTTATACAGATCAAACAAACTTTCATATTCAGAATAATCAAGTTTACGCTCACCAAGTTCAATGTTGGCGATGTGATCAAGACGATATGATTCTTGATTAGTGAATGTAAATTTTCTATATAACTGAAGATAATCTAGAATAGAAATACCAACTGGAATGTAGACTTTGTTAAACATTCCATTGTTTTCAACAACACGTTCTTCAAGAATACCCCAAGGTGAAAGTGTCTTTGCAACATTCTCACCAAGCATTCTACGAATACGATTCACAATGTATGGAATATCGAAGAAGTCAACGTTCCATCCAGTAATAACATCAGGCTGAAACCATTTAGAACGCCACACATCAAGAAATTTGATGAGCAAGGTTTCTTCATCTTTACATTTAATGTATTTTACTTTTTCATTATCAGTTACGAAATCGCCACAACCAAGAACAACATAAAGATCATCTTTCTTCATGGTGATTGCAGTAATCTCTTTGTCTGCAGTTTCGATATTAGGAAATCCTTGATCGGCTGCAACTTCAATATCAATATTTACTTTTGAAATTAGTTTGGGATCATAATCAACTTCACCAGAATAATAATCATTGATGAATGGATAGACAAAGTTTGTCATTCCATAAATTTCGAAGTTGGAAATTTCTCCATGCTGCTTGATAAAATCACGAGCATCTTTTGGAGAATCAAAATCAATTCTCTTAACAGACTTGCCTTTCAATGTTCTGAATTCAATTTCATCCACATTATTTGAATTATTATTTTGAACAAAGATATAAGGCTTGCAAGAAATAGTTTCACGAATGCGCTGACCATTCTCATAGCCACGCAGAAGAATATTATTAAAATGAAGATAAACATTTGTGTAAAATTTGCTCATAAACACATCCTATAACAAACTGAGCTAAAATGCAAGTAAAAAATTGGGGGCAATTAAGCCCCCAAAAGTTTTTTTTAATTTCTACAATTTTTCATTGCTAATAGAGCAATTTCAGAACGTGTAATTCCTAGATCACTCAACTCTTTATTGGAGAGTCTGGATAATTCAATAATTGTAGTGTAATATCTTTTACTGGCGTAGACTTCATCTAGCCATGCATCAAACCATTCTTTGAACATTTTTTTATTATTCTGCCAAGAATTTCTGCTTTGAAGACTTCTTTACTACAGGTTCTTCTGCATCTGCAATATCAATCTTCTTTGCTTTCTTATCTTCTGGAATGATGTGTTCAAGCCAAATCTTGAGAATACCATTCATCATTGCAGCGTTGTTAACAACAACATTATCAGCAAGAGAGAAAGTGCGAGTGAATGCACGATCAGCAATACCCTTATGAAGATAATCTGTATTCAATGCTTCTTCAGAATCAACTGAAGTATTTCCCTTGATAACAAGCTTATTGTCTTCAAGAGTCAATTCAATATCTTGCTTACCAAAACCAGCAACGGCAAGTTCAACAACATAGACATTTTCATCAGTCTTCTTGAGGTTGAATGGTGGATATGCTGTTCCAGCTGTCTTTTGGATATGCTCAAAAGTTTCATTCATCTTCTGTGCAATTTTGTCAGCACCGACAAAAAACTTAGAGAACTTATCAAGTTCAGCGAAAGAATGATCGAATTTATAAGTAGGCCAATTTGTCATCTCATTTCTCCTGTGTTAGCGAGATTAATAAATATGCCGTCCAATTATGCAACGGCATAAATATATTTAGGTTGCAATGTGCAAAAAATCAATAGGAAGGAAGAAAAAAATGGCTGATGAACCAAATAAACCTACCGAAGATTTTGCTACAGCGAAATGGCGTCCATTCATGGGATGGACATATATGGCAATATGTTTCTTTGACTTCGTTATTGGTCCTGTTATGCAAGTAGTATTTTCTATCGTTACAAAAACACCCCTAATAGCATGGAAGTCATTAACACTTGACAACGGTGGTTTATTTCACCTTGCAATGGGTGCAGTGCTTGGCGTTGCTGCTTATGGAAGAACACAAGAGAAGGTTGCTAAAATTGAAACTCCATCTCCTGCTCCTTCAGCGCCATCACCAGCACCAATGATGCCAGACCCAATTCCTGCACCAGTGGCAGCACAACCATCAGCTGATCCTACACCAAGTGTATCAGCATCTGTTGATGTTAGTGTATCACCACCACCAATGCGTAAGAG